TTACTATTACATTTGAAGGAACTGCTTTAACACCAAGTTTACCTTGACTGTCTCTGTTCAAAGGCATGATGGCCTCTGGCCCTGCTTCTCCCATAACCCCTAAACCACCTGAGTAACCAAAGGCAGTGGGAGAGTCAAAAACTCCTCCATTTGCGAAGTAGTTAACTCCTGAAGAATTATATGCTCTTCCGTTTGCTGCGATGGGGACGAAAGATCCTGTTCCTGTAGTAGTGGCAGTGGCAGTAGTCTGCACTCCTGGGCTTCCAGTAGCGTTTAGTAATCCTTGAGCAAGTGGAGCTATGATCTTAGATCTTATTATAATTCTCTGTAGGTCATCTAAAACCCCTTGAGCGAAATCGCTGAAAGAAGCTTTACCTGTTTTAATAAAAGATATGAAAGCGTCTTCAGTTGCTTTGAAAGTATTATTTATAGCACCTGCCACTTGAGTAGATATTGTTCCAACACTATCTATGTACTGCTTCGCACCTTCAGCAAGAGCTCTTCCTCCGTTGAAAGACTGTTGCGTTGCGTTCATGGCAGCGTTGTATGTGTAGATGTCTATAGTACCTCTCCTAAACTGCTCGTTTAGTTCCTGTAACCTAAGAGATACCGTCAAGTCTTCGAACTGCTCTAGAGAGATCCTAGCTCCTTCAAGGGCTTGTCTGTATTGAATTGTCTGAGCATCTCTTAATTTAGAGTTAAGGTTTTCTACTTCTTTAGAGGCCTGGCCGAAAGACTTAAGAACATCATTGTCTCTTAGACTTGCCAGAGAGTTTATATATTTCTCTATGTTTCCTGTTCTAGAGAAAGACTCTTCCACTCTTTGAAGAGTTATTGCGTATTGATCTACTTGTCTGTTTAGATCTCTCAGTTTCTTCTCTTGCTCTTCTATGCTTATAGTTCCGTCTGTCCACTGCTTATTTATATTAGCAGTTCTTATCTCTAATAACTTGGAGTTATACTGTCCCAGAGTTATTAGTGAGTCACGGTATGCCAGGTTTAAGGCCTGAACTGTTTTTACCTCATTGAAAGTATCTTCTGCAGTTACTATCTTAGGAGCTTCGAACTTTCCGAAAGTTGCCTCGAATAGATCTCCCACCGACTTTATAACTACTTCAGACTTTCTTGCTTGAAGTACAAAGTTATTGAAAGGGTTAGACTTCTCTACGTCATCCATAGCTGTAGAAACATGTAACAAGTCATCTGCAATGCTTCCTGCTAGTCTACCTAGAATAGTTCCCCCAGTTATAAACCTATCCATTGCTTCAGCAGCAGAGAGAAATGCTATGGGAATTGCTAGAATTATCTTGCTCAAAGATCTCATTATTTCGTCAAGGTATACCACTACCGCAGTAACAGCAGCTATCTTTAAAGATAAAATACCGAAGGCCACTGCAGCAGCACTTACCGCCGCTCCTCCGAAGAAAGCTATCAGACCTTTTATAGCTCCGATACCTGCAGCTCCGGCTATTCCTGCCGCTGCAGCTCCTAGAGCTTTTATATTATTTGATAGGAAGTCTATTGTACCTACTACTTTAGTAGTAAGTCCTAACTCTTTATTTAAGTTATTGAAAGCTATCTGCGCTTTGTTTACTTCTACAATAACTCTCTGCCCGATAGTAAGGCCTAGTGCCGCCATTTGAGCATCTAAGGATTCAGTGTTTTCAGATAACGCTAGAAGAACTTCGTCTGCAGTTATCCCACCACGTTTCTCAGAGAACTTAAGTAGCTCTCCTCTAGTTACTCCGAGGGACTTAGCTAAAATTCCCCCGACTACCGCATTGGCTTCTAGAACAGATCTTAATTCCTGGCCACGTAATTGACCTGAAGCTAAACCTTGAGATAGTTGGATTACAGCTCCGGTCATCTCTGCCGTACTTGATCCTGCTAAACGGAATGTCTTAAATAGATTTTCTGTGACATCTAAAACTTCCTGAGTACTGATACCAATATCTCCAAGAGAGAGTCCTAATCTGTTATACACTTCTGCAGCACTTTGAATAGGTACTGCCACGTTGTTTGCTACTTGGGCAAGGCTATCCATTATCTCAGATGCCTTGTCAGCTTCTCCAGTCAAGGCAGCGATTCGCCCTTCTAGTAACTGCATACTATCTGCAAGTTGGATTACTGAAGCAATCCCTACTCCTGCAAAAGAGAATCCTGCGATTGCGTTAAAAGCATTTTTCAAATAACTGACACTGCTTGCAGTTTTCTTAGTGCTCTTAGATATTTTATCCATACCTCGTGCGATGTTCTGTAAAGACTTATCGCCTTGAGTATCTATTTTTATTTTAATTACTCTAGTTTCAGTTTGCTTTGGCATTTTTATTGCTTCCCTTCTTGGATTCATGTTCCATTAAAGCACTGTCCATTGCTCTAACGATATGAAGGAGGTCATCTAAAGATTCCCCTTCTATATCATATAGTCTAGCGTATTCTAATATTGCCAAAAAGGGAATAGGAGCGAGCCCCATTCCTGAATTTCTACAAGTTCCTAACTCATGAAAAGCTTCTATATAGAACTCCAGATACTCGACATTGGGACAAGCGTCTTCGTCCCTAAGTCTTCCTTTCTCTGAGAGCATCCTATAGAAGTCCTCTCGGCCCTGCCAAGTGCAGCACCATTTAATATAGGATCTTAGTCGTTTCCCAAAACTTCTTTGTAGTTATCTACGCTTTGCGCATTGCTATATAACGCATTGAATAACTCAGGTAGTTCTGTAAAAAGTTTAAGAGCGTTGTCGTGATTAAGTTCTAAAGGAACTCCGTCTACTTCAACTCCTCTCCATTCTGTTAGGGAAGTGTCTATAAACATTTTGGCAACTATCATAAAATCTTCTTCTGGAGTTAAGCCACCGAACTCTGCTTTCTTTGCAAAAGGCTTGTAATGCTTTGCTGTGGCTGCTTTAGCTGCTTTAGCATTTCTGCCTCCGAACCTCTTTAATTTGAAAGCGATAGTATCGTCTATCTCAAACCAGATACCTTCTAGCTCTAAATCTGAACTTGTCTTAAACATTTTGTCTAAATTTGTTTTCATGAATAACCTCCGAGTTATAAAAAGATCGTATAAACTACTTCACAATATGGCAAATAAAAAAGAAAGGCAGAGACATGGAGGTATCTCTGCCTACTATTAGTGCTTATAGATACGGGCTCGGAGTCCCAATCAGCACTGCTATGATTTATAAATTCTTAAAGCAGACTCACCAAGAGATCCTACTTTCGCAGTTCCGCTCATATCAAGAATAACATCTTGGTTAGCACCACCACTTGCAGGATCGTCAAAAGAAACCTGAACTGCAGGTAGGTAGAAATAATACCATCCGTCTAAGTTCTTAACCATGAATCCAAGAGAGAAAGACTCTTGAGTCAATTTCTTCCCTAGTATTGCCCAGTTCTCATCACTTAAGTAAGCTGAGATTGAAACTTCTATCTGAGCTGTTCCTGCACTATAGTCTACTGCAGCGGCTTCCCCGATACAGTTTTGAGCGATAAGGTTGTTATTTAAGTTAAGCTCTACTGACTGAATACAGAAAGAAACTTCGTCTAAAGTACCTACGGCACTCGAAGCTAAGAATGGCATATCAATAGAACCATTTAATGACTGAGTAGTCGCAGGAGGCAGAATAGTCCTGCCATCTGTAATAAAATTAGCAGCACCAGAAACAGCTTCATATTTAGTTCCTACTAGACCGAAAGATCCGTTTATAATTTCTCCGTATGAAACTGAAAGTTGCATAGTGTTTGCTAACATACCTCTATAAAGAATAGCTTTGTCAGTTAAGTCTAGGAATGTTTTCTCGATTGAGAAAGAATGTTTGTCAATTCCGATCCCAACATTAGAAGAAACATCTAGAAGAGCAACTTCAGAAACATCTACTAACTCTCCAACATAAGTAATTGTTGTAGCGTCTACTAGTCTAACCATTACTGGCTCGGCATTTAGAGGATCTGTAAATCCAGTTCCTACTACGATGTCTCCAACTTTAACTCCGTCTGCAAGATAATCTCCTGACCCTCTAACGATAGTCTTAGAGACATTATCGATAGTGAAAGTTTCAGATAGTGAAGCTCCTGCAGCGAATAAAGACTGCATAGCACTTTCCATAAAATCTTCTAGTTGACTCTCTTTTGCTAATTCAAAAGACTTGTCCCCTTGAACTTGAAGTCCTGTAACTACTTGACCACTAGACATTCTGTCTGTACGTATTTGCTGACTTTCTGTAGTATCTGGAGTTCCAGATAAAGACTCACTTATAAAACGAAATGTGTCGAAGTCTCCTGCCCCTGGAGTTTCCCCAAGAACTGACTCTTTTATATATGCCAGTCTAACTAAATTTGAACTACTCATAACCTTCTCCTTGATTGTTATTATTATTTTTTATTTTTATTCTCTATAAGTCAATGTCTGACTCGTAAGCAGCTATGACGCTGGCCCCAGTCCAACCTCCTTCAAATTGGAGAGTTGCTCCTGCATTGAAGTTGGCAGGAGTTACTGACTCTATTCTCACTCCTGAAATGTTCTGCCCACGAAGTCCTACTCGTAAAGCATCTGCTCTTGCTCTTATTCCCGAAGCTGCATTGATGGCAGCTACTCCGACAACATGAATGTAAATTGCTCCTAACTCTCGGTACTTACCGGAGTTGTTAGTTGCTGAAAGTGAAATAGGTAGTTCGTCGTTTCCGATAAACTGTATCCCTAGCCAAGCATCGTTTCTCCCTACTCCGTGAGAGTCTAATAAATCTTGAAGATTTCTAAACTCTGCAGTTAGATCTACTAAAGGCTCGGCAGGAAAGTTTGTATTTATAAATGTAGTAACTCGGTCAACTACTGATTGTGAACTCATTGCAGTACCACCCCTTCTTTAAAGATCCCTACTGTAATTGAAGGGTATACATAATAACCTTTATGTTTTGTATTTTTTTCGTGGAAAGTAGTTCTAAAACTTCTCCCTCCAGACGGAGTGATAGGGTTAGTGAACCCGAAGTAACTTCCGGGAAGCATCTCGAATTTAAGTTTTACGTTCTTCCCTATTCTTTTTCGTGCAGCTAAGTAGCTTAGATAGTAAGTTCCGTTTGGCTTTCTAACTGTAGTTTTCTCTTGGCCTTTCTTCCCAACTTTTGCAGACCTTCCTTTTATATTTCCTCTAGTAACCCCTTTTAATTCTAGGGCCAGGGCGTAAGGAGCTCTATTTACGAAACGAAATCTATCTCCTTGCTTTACTCTAGAAGAGTTTGAATCCATCCAAGCTTTTACTTCGTTGTAGTCATCTCCTATAAGAGATCCATTATAATAAACTGCGTTATATTTATCGTAGTTACCGCTTACCTTTGGAGATCTTCTTCTAATACCTTCGTAAAGATCTAGAAGAGGCCCTGCGATGTCATTTATCTTTGAATAAATTTCTATTTTACCTAGAGGCTTTACTAATTCTAAAGGCCTGTTCTTTTTATTGTCTACCAGGATTAGAGGATCTTTATCGAACCCTCTGCTCTGCTCATCTTTAAGTACAGTATTAGTAACTGAGATAAGAGCTTCTTTTGTAAATGATAGAAGGTCTGCTAAATTTGTTCCACTAGGAGCTCCTTCTACATCGTAGACAGGTTTACTTTTCCCAGACTCTTCAATAGAAAAATTTAGTATCGCCATTAATCTACCCTTACCCTAAATCCTATCAACTCTCCCTTAAGGCCAGTCATCTGATTTATTTCTGTTATTGAATAAACTGTATTAATTTGATCTACAAGTCTATCCCCTCGTTTTGGAGGGTATAGACTTAGGTCTTGCATTTGTGTTTTTTCGAGGACAAATTCTCGCCCACTCATAACCACTTCTTCAGGCCCTTGCAGATTCCTACTGTAATTTGATTTAGCTACTTTAATAGTGAATGTGTCCACTTGGCCTGGCCGCTCCCAGAGGTAGTCACTTGCTGCTAGTTTTAGTGCTGCTTTGAAAGCGTTGTTGAGGCTAGACATATTTATTCCCTATAGTTCCGATAACTGCTCTTTCACTTCTAAAAAGATCTAGAACATTGGCATGATTACCTATTATCATTCCGTATGCAGTAGCTCTTTCATTGCTTTGAAGAGTGTAGTCATACTGGATTGATATAGTTCCTGGGATTGAAATACCTTGGATGTCACTTCCAAAGTTCAATGAAACCCCTGCCATTTTCTTATTGTATCTCTCTTCTACTAAAGTCCTTACTGTGGAAACTATTGGAAGAGGTATAGCTGTAAACCCTGCGTCATAAGTAACTACTAGCTCAGAGTCATAAGACCATAGAAATTTTAGAGGACGTACTATTTTACCTACGCTATCTATCCTTCTGTAATCAGTGACCTCAGTACCACTTTCAAATATTGAAGTAATTGACTGAACTGGGTAATGATATAGTAATAACTCTTTCTGAGGTTTCTCTAATTCATCTTTGTAGAAAGTCTGAACGTAAGATCCTACCTCAAACTTTCTAGCGCAATATCCCTCTACTGCAGCACTTACAACATCTAACTGATCCTGTAAGAAAACATCCTGAGTAGTGTCTATCACGGGTATTTCTAAAAATACTTTCATGTCCGCTAAACTAACTAATGACATAAGTAACTCCTGTTTTTATATATTCCAAGACCATATCTCGTAGTCTGCCATTTCTCTAAAATTCTGCTGCTCTAGCGGCATTATAGATTTCTCGCAATGCTTCATATCTCCGTCTGTATCGAAGAAGAATATTGCATCTACTGTCAATCTTAAAGGTTTAACAAAGAAATGTCTCTCCTTTCCTATAGTTCTTCCAAGTCTACTTGAAATAGTCTCATCCGGATGTCCTAGAAGTATTGTATTCGATGCTTGATCTACTGCTAAGAATAGGTTGAATAGATATTGCATTATACGTTCTCTCTTATTTCATGTAATAAAAAGTTAACACCCATCTCTTGCTCTACGTTTTCTTTGTTGTGAACCTCTAGGGATATTTGTATCCCCATTGGTAATCTAGCGGCATATTTAGATTCTCTCTCATATATAATTCTACCTGTACAAACTTGGAATCCATACTGTTCCAAAACTCCTAGTGTAGGATGTCTAACACTCATATCTGTTTGAGCTAGTATATCGCTGAATATCTCTGCACCCTGCATATATACTTCTGCATAGGGTATTGTGAATAAGAACTCGTGCGTACCTAGTGCAGGTATCACTGCCATCATTCCATGTATCTTTAAGTACAATAAAGTCCCATCTTCTAGCATATTGTTTGAGAATGTTGGCTCTTCAGTTATGCTGACTTTGGCCAACTCGACTACTTCTGGCAGGGGCTCTCCAGAATGATTAGTAATGATAGACGTAAGTATAACAACCTCTTCAACGGGAACTTCCGAGGCGAATACAACCGTAAGGATATCTCCGTCTAGGTCTAGTCTGTCGAGAGTAGGAGTTAGAACGCTAGTTGCTATTTCATTAGTTAGTCTATCCAAGTCAATCTTAGATGAGGTTATTGAAACAGATACCGTATAAGTATAAATCATTATGATATCCTCCATATTTCTATTCTTGCTCTTCTTATAGATGCTGTTGCATCCTTGGAATCCCTGTAGTCTAAATCAATACTCTGAACTCCGCTTAAAGACATATTCTTGTATTGAGATACTGAAATCCAAATATCCTTCTTGAGTTTAGCTCCCAGTACTTCATTAATGGTAGTACTGTTATTTAGCTGTAGTCTCACTTCAGGAACTTCATCCTTATTGGATCTAGCTTCGCAATTGAAACTTATTCTATAATTACCTAGTGGTAGATTTGTCGTAACTAGATTGGCTTTGTTTTGATACGTATTAGAAGTAGTTGAACTTTGGGACTCGCTCTCTGTATACCCATATTCAGTTCCGAATATCGAAGAAGATGGGCCAGGTATTCCTTGCTCGCCAGGTATTCCTTGCTCGCCAGGTATTCCTTGTGGCCCAACTACTGTAGATCCCCCAAGGTCGAGTACTGTTTGAAACTTTCCTTGTATGTATGCAGTCCCACTGGATATTCCAAGATCTTCAATTCCGTCATTGATGATGAAAGATCCTGTTGCTATCGGCAATATTACGTCATCACTCGCCGACCATAGGTTATATTCTTGAGGAGGGATCGTGTAGTTGGAGTTAGCTGAAATAGTGACTCCAGTATCCCCCACCTCTATATTTGAATTAGTTGTGTTCTTTATTATTTTACTCATTAATTACTACCTTTAAGTTGTAGGGATACCCCTACATTTTTACCCCTGCCGCTTGTAATCCTTGCGGCCAACTGCTTCCCACTGGAAACATTAATGGAAACATTAAAATTATCTGTCCTACTTGATACCAAGCTTACAGTTGTCAGTAGTGTCATGTTTACTCCCCCACCTTCGTGCTCGTATATTCCTACATCGAATGTTGATAGTTTCTCATTCCCTACAGATATGAGAGTTAATTCTGGATTGTTTATTGCAACAGGTACTCCTGTTTTATTTGAAGGAACACCGCCTGTAATCTGTAGCCATGTCCCACTACCTACGTTTGCCGCCCTTCCGAATGAGAAACCTGGAGACGCACTAGCCCCAACTTCGTCTAGTTTGTCGAAAACAGTTTCAGTCTTATTTACATCGTAGTAGATGTCTTCAGACAAAGCCTCGTATTCGCTAGGAGTTTCTAACTCTTCTCCGTCGATTTGTAGAACTGCGAATTTAGGATTTCTTGCCATTAGTATCCTCAAAGAAGGAGGGGCTGGCCCCTCCAGTTTTATTATTATTACTCTTAAATATTTTTCTTCACTGACCTTACTTCAACATACAGATCTGTCGCGTTTATAGCCACACCTGTTTGTATTACATAAGATCCAGATCCAGAAGGAATAGAAGCAACATGACTTGTACCATCCCAGTAGTAAACATCCCCTGCCGTAGCTCCCGAAAGAACTCCGTCTAGTCTAGTATCGTTAGATAAAGATTTAACTGGAGAAGCTGCTCCTACAGTTGCACTAGCTAAACCAACAGCTTTATGAAAAGTAGTTATTGTGCTGTACGTTGCTAAAGTTTCCGAAGCACTTACGTACATTAGATCACCTTTAGAAACACCTGCTGAAATTAACTCTACTCCTCTCTCGCTGATTAGACCGTAAAGTTCTTGTAGAGAACCTTCAACACTAGTTTCAGATGTGAAAGAACCTGCGTCTGCAATCGGAAGATCCGAAGCTGATACTTGGCTAGCACCTAAACCGAAATCGATTTTAAGAGCATTTATTCCGTCGTCTTTAACATTTAAAGAACCGCCTGCGAACTCAATAGAAACATCGTCAACTTCAGAAGTCTGGATGTAGTCTTGTAGTAATTTACCATCGCTGATAGATCCTGAAAGCATAGCGTCTGTGATTCCTAAAGCTTTAACTCTTAGGATGTCTGTATCAATCTCGATTGAACTATCGTCAACATTTACTGCTAAAACACCTGCCGCGAAACCTAAACCGTTTCCTGCTGAAGATGCGTCTAGTCTAATGTCGTTTCCAACTTTAACAAGACCTGTTGAAGCTGTAGTACTCTCTAGAAGTTTTGCTTCCCAAGTAACACCTCCAAAAAGGTAGAAAGCTGTATTAGGCTCTGCATCAGATCCTACTCTAGTTCCAGTATCAGGAACAGTATAAACCCAAGCAGATCCATCCCATTCAGCAATGTTATTATCTTGTCCAACCCAAGCTCCTGCTCCAACACCATTGATTAGGTATCTATCACCTAAAGACGGAGTAAGTGCAGTAGGATTTAAGACAGTCGCGCTGATTACAGAATCTTGCCACTCAAGATTAGCCGCTACTTCGTCAACATACTTCTTGTCTACTATTTGTAAATCATCATTAAAAACAGGATGTGCCGTATAGCTCACCACTGCTGAATAATTTCTAGATCCGTCTGCTAAAGAGTAGATAGTATGGTCATCGTCTAGTAATCCTGAAAGACCTCCGTGGTCTATAGATCCTAAGTTTACCATTGAGCTATCAATTAACCCTGCAGCATCTAAAATTACTGGTTTACCTGCATCTGCAACTCCTGTACTTGCGTCAACAAACTCACTTGTTAGAAACCCCAGGGCCTCTTCGTATTCCCCGTTCGGGCCTACCTTTAAAAACTTTTCACTCATCCTTGATCTCTCCTGTTATCGAGTCATATCCATTCAAGCTCGATTTTAGTTTGTATTTGTCTGACAATCCTTCTAGAAGAGTTGCTTTCTTATCTACAAGAGATTTATGAGCTACCCTTTTCTTACTAACTTCAGATTCAAACTCTAAGTCTAGTATCTTCTTTTTATGAGACATGACAAGTAGTTCTAACTCGACTAGTCGCATATCTTTATTAGCTAATTCTATTGTCAACATCTCCACTTCACTAAGAGCTTTTATCTTAGGCTCTTCAGCTTTCTTTTTCTTAACTACTTTCTTCTTAGTTACCTTAGTCATTTTATAGCCTCACTACTGCTTGTCCCTTGTTTACTAAAAACTCTGTCGAGCTAAAAGGTTGTCCTATTTTTAACATTATACTTCCCGATGCCGTAGGTATTACAGTCGTAATTAGCCCAGGTATAGAGTCACTTAAATAATACTCTTTTACAACATCTAGTCCTGCGAACACCGCCAAAGAAACTCCTATCACTCTGATATTACAGAGGTTTAGAGAACTCTTAGATTCTACTATTCCTATTATATTTGAAGTCAAAAGTGAGTTGGCCAGAGAATTTGTGGCCGTTCCTCCTACATCCATGTGAACTGCCGCTCCTACGTAAACGCTTGAGAGGCATGGCACATTAGGTATTACAACATTAGCACCGCCAATAGTTGAAGGATCTACCAGTACTTTATTTCCTGAAGGGCGTTGCCCTATAATCTTGTAACTCATAAGATCTCCATTGGCTCGGAAATGCTAATGAAAATAGATCCTGCTCCTAGAGAGTACCCAATTTCAGTTATAAACTCTCCCGAGATAGTTGTTGGAGTATCTGTTATATCCCCACCGCTTCCAAGAAACAAGGGCGTATTTACTGGATAGTTAAAAGAAATATCGTCCGCTATTCCTAAAATGAGAATTGGATGTGTTTCCGATATAAGTCCCGCTTCTGTGCTTAACCCTAGAACCCTAGAGTTTGTATACGAGTCTATGTCTCCTAGAACTACTTCTGTAGGACTAGAGGCAACTACTAGTTTAAGAGCCGATATAGACTCTCCATATATTTTATTTACTGAAAGCTTCGGTACTGGAACATCTACAGGGTTAGAAACAGATACTTCTACATATCCTGGGCTAGTAACTTCGTAAGCACCGATTGAAGGAACTACGTCATCTAGCGATAGCCAGTCTGCCATCTTGGTTAGACTTTGTACTGTTACATAGTCTCCGACAAAGTTAACTGACTTTAGACAATCCGTTACTGCGAGTCCTTCGTCAAAAACTGGAATACAAGTTTCTACTGAAACGCTTGAAGTTTTTGTAGTCTCGTCGTAAGAAACATCTATGTTGTCTCCAACAAAGTTTATGTTCTCAGATCCCCCTACTACTACTCCGTCTTTCTCTATACCTACTTCAGATATGCCGCCGCCGCTCCCACTTCCCCCACCACCGCCGCCTCCCGACATTGGTGCGAAAGTATTGTTTGTAGATTTAGGAAGTTTTACTGAATTGGTTTTTATACGAGTACCGTCTGTGAACTCGAACTCTAAGGATATTTCATCTTTGTTTTTATCTAGTGAGATCTCTTCTACTTCTGCCGCGTCTCTACCATCTCTTCCATCTCTTCCGTCTTTTCCGTCTTGGCCTTTTAAACCTCGAACTCCTTGGACTCCTGGAATACCGCGCATCCCGATAGATCCAGTCTCTCCCTTATCTCCGTTGTCGCCTTTATCTCCGCGACTACCTTTCTGTCCTCGAGAACCTCTAAGTAAGAATCTCTCGTCTTCAGTTAGGTGATCGAATTTAAGTTTAAGTTCTTCTATCTCTTCTTTACTTAAATCTTTGAACTTTAGTTTTAGGTCTTCTTTATTCTCAACTACCAAGGCAGATATGTTTTCTCTTGATTCCTCGAAAGAGAAGTCTTTTCCGTCTGTACCTTTTAGTCCGTCATCTCCGCTCTTACCTCTTTGACCACGTGGGCCACGCTCACCTTTTAAAGTGAATATCTCTTCTTCATTAAGATCTGAAAATTTAAGTTTGAGGTCTTCTTTATTTTCTATTAGGTACGAATTTAGTATTGAAGTTATCTCTTCGCTATTCTCTTCCCATAGAAATCCTATTCCTTGTTTACCACGTGGGCCAATCAAGGACTGTCTTTGTTCTTCAGAAAGTTCTACTGGAGGGAGAGCGTCTATTATATTTTGAATATGATCTTGGAGGTAGAAATCGTTTCCGTCCTCTCCTCTATAACCTCTTGGGCCACGAGACCCGTCTTGACCTACATCACCTTCTGGGCCTGGCCTTCCGGTCAACTCTTCTATTTGTTTTTCACTTAATTTTAAAGGTGGGATTGAAGCTAGGATAGACTCTATGTGTTCAGACAGATCGAAATTACTTCCGTCTAAACCTGCATGTCCTCTCAAACCACGTGGGCCTGGGGATAGCTGTATATCTGTAATTGACCTGTCAACAATCTTTTTGACAAGTGCTAGTAGTATTTCTTGCTTCAACTAAGCCACCTAATGCGTGAGTAACGATTTTAGTATTTAGTTTTTCTTCAATAAAGCTAAAGCAGCTTCATTAAGATCTTTCTCTGTCTTTTTATCTTCTGGGCTCTTTACCGTTTCTTTAGGAGCTACTTGCGAGTCAATAACCTCATCCATTCTATCGATAGGAGTGAAGTTGTTAGTCGCTATAAAGTATCTGTCCCCACCTTCGTATGGAGAAAGTCCTTCTTTAATTCGTATCTCGTTTGAAGTCATTGCCCCATTCTGCATCATTTTATTGAAGTAGTTAGAACGTGTCTCCATGTCTCCTCTAAACACTGCGTAAATATCAAGATGAGTTTTAAGGCCACCTTTTCGCATATTTAAAAGTTTAACATCTGATTCGTTTTCTATTGATCTAGACCATGCGTCTAAAGTATCCGTAGCTACTTCCAGGTTAGCATGTTCTATATTGTTGTAAGTTGCACTGTCTCCGTCAAATAGTTTTGTTGGAGGAAGTCCTAAGAATCTAGCAAGTTCAAGAACTCCGAACTTTCTACTTTCTAAAAATTGTAGAATGTCTGGAGAGAAAGAGATAGGCTCGAAACTTACCCCTTCTTCAAGAATTGCAGTTCCTCCGCTTCTCTTACCAGTATGTGCTGCGTTCCAAGAAGATTTCAATCTCTCGAATTGCTCGTCCGTTAACTCACCTGCAGTAGTTAGAGCTCCACTTGGCATACCGCCGTTGTTGTAGAGATTCCCTGCCATCTGATCTGCGCCTAGAGATATTCCTAAAACATTAGAAGCATACTCGGCCAGGCCAATACCTGAGAACCCTGCATCTGTGGAGAAGTTCTTTAGTACGAACATATCTTTAGATGGGATATAAGAGTCAGCTCCAGGAGCTAGTCCATCACTTACTCTGTACCAAAGTCTCTCTTCAACAAACATAGGCTGTATCGTAGTAGATCTTAGAGGATGTAAAGCAATAGGTCTTCCTAGAACATCTCTCTCTATTTCTGCATATCCGTTACCGTAGCTTATGGCTTGCTGAACTAAATATACTTTGAAGTCGAAAGAAGTCATAAAATCATTCGGGGCTAGATTCATTAAAATAGCTATTGGATGATCTTCAAGTACTTCATTTTTTCTATTCTTTATTTCGTAAGGAAGCTTTGCTATCTGAGTAGAAATATAAGTAAGTCCTCTGTAGTAAGCGGCGACTTTCTTAGATCCCTCTGGAGTAACAGTACTTCCTGCGAACTCATTATACCCGACACCACTATAGAGATATTGTCTCTCAGCAGTCTTTCGCTTCATGAATATCTTTGGCAGTTTAAAACCCATCTAAAACCTCATTTACTATAATATAACCTAGTGTCCTTTTTTTGGAACTATTTGTCCACTAGAGATCTCTTTCGGCTTTCTTCTTAGCTGCAAGTTCTTTCTTAGTAAGAGGTTTTACTTCTTCTTTGATTTCTTCTTTGATTTCTTCTTTGATTTCTTCTTTGATTTCTTCTTTTACTTCTTCGATAGAATCAACTTCTACAGCGATCCCTCTTCTAAGCCATCTGTCAGCTTCTCCAAGTTTATTACAAACTTCTTTAGTAGATCCAATGCTATGCACTAATTTACCGTTATAAAATGCGTCTTGAATAAATTTTATTTTCATGTGAGATCCTTTCTTTAAAAAGAAAGGGGACGTTTGTCCCCTCTAATTAACTCAGATATTAAACTTTAAATTCTGATATTACAATGCTACTTCGTAAGCAGGTAAACATTTAGATTCGCAAATATATGAAGCTGAAGCTATTCTTCCTGCGTCTCCGTTTACGTTGATCGAAATGAATCCAAACCCACCGTTAACATCTAAATCTTCAGGAAGGATTTCAAATAAAACTACTGCTTTATCAGTTCCAACTTCAGAGATTAGATCTTGAGCGATGTAAGGGCTTCCTTCTTTTTTAACTTCTGTATAAGAAACTTCTAAAGCTTTCTTATAGAAGTATCTGTTTTCAAGACTGATGTCTTTAGAAACACCTGCTGTGATAGCATCATGTTGCTTAAACTCTACGTTAAGAACTGCTGCTGATCCTGCTGCGATGTTGATTAAGATACCAACTCTATGGATGTTTCTAAGATCGATTCTTGATCCTGCTACACCACCGTTAAGGTCTTGAGGCTCTACTGCAACTTTGATTGCCTTACCTTCTGCTAAAAAATTTTCCATGATATATTCTCCTATTAGTGATTATCATTTAAGTAAGGGGATTTTCATCCCCTCGTTAACTATTATCTATCTTCTAAAGTAATGAAAGCAGACATTTCGTAATTACCGTACTGAGTAGTTACTGGAGTTTTGAATGGGCATTTACCATCTAATCTCATTGTGAATTTATAAACTGACTGATCTCTATCAAATAATAAGTGAGTTGAGATTGAGTTCTTCATTCCACTAGCTTTTAAGATAGTGTAGTAGTAAGAAAGGTCAGCGAATATAATATCACCTTCATTACCAAGAGCTTGCATACCACCTAAAAGAGGGAATACAGGTCTTCCAAGTAACATTGCGTATGGGCTTTGATTCATTTGAGAACCTGCAGCAAGATAGATAAAGTTTCCGTTATCGTCTACCATAGTTCTTAATTGATCTTCACATTGAGGGTTGATGTAAAATACAGCATTTCCTCTAGAAGCAGGAATCATTCTGTTATACATTTTGATAACATTTCTAGATACGATAGTATCAGCAGCTTGACCTACTTCTTTAGGAACTTTGATTTTGAAGTCAGAGTTAACGATACCTTGAGGCTTGCCAACACCGTTTCCAGTAAGGATAGCTTCGTTGATCTTGTGCATGATAGCTTCTGGGGCCATTGCAGTAATATAGCTTTCAAGTGCTCTTGAATCTTCAGCTAATTCATCAGTCATTGGAACTAATGCAGCTAACTTATTAAGTCTCCAAGATGCTCTACCAAACTCAGCTCCACTTTGTGTAATTGGAGAACCTTCTGCAGTCCAGTATGCTTGAATACCGCCATTCCAAGGTTGCTTCTCATCAGTTGGAAGAGATAGAGCATTTCCTGAAACAGTAAATTGTTTAGTTCTACCAAGTAAAGACTCGTCAGAAGTGATCTTTTTAGTGATCTCATTCATCATGTCTTCAGGTACTAAAAAACCACCTTCAGTTCCATTTTTTTCAAACATTGTGTTTTGAAATCTCTTGTCAACATTTCCTTGACCAGTTGATTTAACTGCCATTAGAAAGTCACCAGTTGAGTCAAACCCGCCGTTCTTTTCTTTTTTAGAAGCTCTTACTTCAACTCTTGGAGCTGCAGCAGTAACAGAAGTCTTCTTGCTTGAAGCTGTAACTGAAGCAGTGATAGCTTCTAAAGTTTCTTTTGCTTCAATGTTTTTCTTAAGGTTTTCAAATTCTGCGTTTAAAGTGTTAACTTCTGTTAATTGCTCATCAGAAAACATTTCTAAAGCTGAAAACTCACCTAACTTAGATACGATCGCAGCTAGTCTTTCTCTCATTTGTACTAAATTCATAGTTCTTCTCCTACTATAATTTGGTTGTTTATAAAAAGGTACTTGCTGCGTTTAGTCACGAGCTAAAAATCCTTTCATTGTATTTTGCATTTCTACTACCCGTTCTCTTGCGATCTGGTTAGCGTCCTTATAACCTTCTGGCCTAGACTTAATCCATGAAGCATTGTCGATCATTGAAGCGACTGCTTTAAGACTATTCTCTTCCTCTGTTTTGTAATCTGCGAATCCCATCTCAAGTGCCATGTCAGCATCAATCCAGAAATCTCCTGTTAACATCTGAGTGATCTCAGTTGTAGACATAGAAGTTTTCTTTGCATAGATAGCAGTCATTTGTCTTTCGATCTTATCTAAGATTTCAATTGTTCTTTCTAATTCTGAAGTATTTCCGTGAGCTCCTGCCATCGGTCTATGGATCATAAAAAATGCTCCATTCCCAACATGAATCTCGTCTCCTGCTAGTGCAATAACACTTGCGATAGAAGCTGCAACTCCGTCAATATATACAATTACTCTAGCAGAATGTTGCCTAAGTCTTTCGTATATTGTAATTCCGTCGAATACACTCCCACCTGGAGAGTTGATTCTAAGATGAATCTCTTTAGTATTTGTAGGTAACTCTTTTAACAGTTTATGGAATGAAGTTGCTGAGATAGCAGTATCGTCCCACATATCGTCACCAATCGCTCCGTAAAGAACTATTTCTGCAACGTCCGAAGACTTGGCAGTATACGTTAATTCCGGCTTAACTTTTGTATTTAAGCTTAATAGTTTAGACATAATATTGCCTCCTCACTAAATAGTCATAAAAAAAGAACACTATGTAAAGTTTCGCGTTATTTTTTTAATAGTTTAAAGAACTCTTATTCCTCTTGTGGCATAAACAGACTTCTTTTGGGACTCCTGCATATACCCTGCACTGGCCATAATTAAAGCAATCGCTAAATCGATTTTAAGTTTCTCATGGCTCTTTCTTGGATATACATTATCATTTCCGTCTACTTTGGCCACAACATTCGACATACACCATCTTAATAGAGGACTTCCGTTATGGCGAACTTTGCCCTCTATTATTTTCGCACCTAGCCACTTCATGGCCTCAGACAGATTGGCGACATTCATTCTAAACTCTACCATATTAATTCTCTCGGCCAACATTCTCTGAGAAAACTCTGTCGCGTTCCAGGGATCGTAAAAAGCTTCTTTAACTTTTAACTTCTTAAAACATAGCTCTTTAAAGTCTTCCTGAAGTTTTGGATAATTAATTACCTCACCTGTAGTGGACACCAAGAACCCATCTCCAACAGAATCAGTATAGAGCGGCATGTTAAGTTCTTTTACTCTTTCTTCTGGAATGTATGCTTTCTCGAAAATATAGTAGATACCGTCTTTCTCTACCATCGAAACTAATCCAGTTAAATCTATTTTAGACGCGAGGTCTAATCCGATGTATCCGCTAAGTCCTTGAAAGTCTTCTTGATTTAAAGTATGATCTGCACATTTATCCCATTTGCTCATATTAAAAAACGCATTGGCCTCTGAAAGCCAGATGTTTAAATGCTTTACTTTGAAGTTTCCCACATCACTTGGAGTGACTTTAGCTTTCTTGGCCTTGGCCTCAAAAGTCAAAGGATCTACAGAAACTCCGTAATTTGGATTGGCCTTGATCCAAACACTCGGATCAAAAATGTCGTCGTCTTTATCTAAAGTATACGGAAGTGAGAAGAATTGCTCGTCTTCGTAATCCCCAGTGGCAACTTTCTTTGCATAAACTGACTGACTATATCCAACACTCTCCATATCAAAACCTGCAGTAGTTATGCACAGAGTTAGTGAGTCTTTTCTTTTTGACATCCCTGAGTAGATAACGTCAAAGACTGCTTTCTTCATTACATGTAACTCATCACATATTGCTAGAATGTCGTTAAGTCCGTCTAGTCCATCACTATCTGCAGATAGAGCTCGCATCTCTGAGAATGTAGAATCATTAACTATTTTATGGGCCAGGACTTGAACTCCTGTCTTTTTTAAATACGCCTTAGATTTCTTGGCCATTGCCCTTGAAGAGTCTAGAACAATTCTAGCCTGTTCTTTTCTTGAAGCGACACAGGCCACTTTATTTCCAAGCGGAGAGTCGAAGGACAGAAAGTAAAGTCCTGCCTGAGATGCCATCAATGACTTACCGCACCCACGGGCAACTTCGACATGGGCTATCCTGTATTTACGATAACCTGTATCTCTATTGTACCAACCTATTATATTTAAGAATGTAAAATTCTGCCAAGGCTCGTATTTAATATGCTTCGGATTCCACTTACCGATTACATGTTCGAACTTCTGGACTATTCTTAAATACTTCTCAGCTCTATCTAAATCTAGATAGTACTTTGCCAGGACTGGGGCTTCACTCCAAACTCTGAAATGCTCCAAGTATCTTTTACAAGAACCTATTATGTAGATGTTCGCAGTAATTTCCTCAGATACAACATCTAGAGCATACTGATGGCCGATCGCACAAAATGGGTATTTCTTCTTATCTATTTTAGACATTTTGAAGAAACATCCTGAGCAATTGAGCCAACTTTATAATTAACTGAGTTCTCTTTTCCTTTTGGACTATTATCTCCATGAGAAAAACCTTTAAGATGCCCGCACTCATGAATACTCGTATTAACCATCGATCCATAAGTTCTAGGATTTCTTCTACTGTTTAAGTAAAAAAACTCTTTGTCACTTCCGTATGTAGTTGCAATTGCTGAACTCCAAGGATTTTTTGTCTTATATAGTCGTAGGCCACATTTACTCCCATTGGCATATTTCGCATAAACTTGAACTCCATTAAGATCTGAGTAATCAAATTTCTCAATAGATTCAACTTTCTTCTTAAATTCTGGATGATTTAAAACACAATTAGAAACTCTGACTGTCTCATTGGCCCATTCAGAACTAACTTCTGTGTGGAATGTTTCTGATACCGGAGCTTCTACAATAATAACCACCGGATCTATCACAGGATCAACTACAATAGGTTTCTTTGTCTTAAATGATGTAAGACATGAGGCCAGGCCTAGAGGGGCCACAAGAGCTAGTATTAACTTATTCATATAATTCCTTTTTGACAGTCTCCGCAGTTTCTTGAGAGACATATTTACCAAGCTCCTCAAAGAGCTCTTCTTTACTAAAACCATTTATGTGGAAGATCTTCTTACCAATCTCCACAATTAGCTCTAACTCTCCATATTCAAGAGTCTTTAACTCAACTCCAATCTTCTTCCTCTTCTTCGACTTCATTAGTTTTGACATCCTTGTATAGAACTAGGCCTAGGATCTTATGGTATCCCCTAATCTCTGCTCTAACCTTATTAAGCTGAACTACTTCAGGTCTGAGCTTCTCTTGATCTCCGTTTCTGCCATCTCCAGTTGAAAAGGTATACCCAACTAAGGATATAATCCCTCGGAGCTCATCTGCCTCCACGTGGAGTTCACACAATACCTTTAATTGTTGCTCATGACTCTTTTTAAAGTTTTCTCTGATAGAAATATCTTCGTAGTAAATATCCCAGTAGACTTTCTCTTGCTTAGTTAGTTTCATTTCCGACTCCTCCATGTATTTTTTAAATCTACTATTTACTTTATGAGATGCCTAGCATAATCTTAAATTCTACATTTTGTAATATTCCGAACGAGAGATCACTCATACTAGGAAAGCCTAAACAATTCATCAGGCCATATCACCCGACCACCTCAAACTTTCAAAACAATAATTATCGAGGCCAGGTCAAAGTTTTTCTCTTCGAGTAGGTAAATAATCCTAACGCAACGTCAAATCAAGAACCTTTTTTTTGTTGCACTTGTCGAGAAAAACTTTAAAAATAAAAGAAAAAGTAAATAACAGTACGATGTAACTAGTGAAACCACACGCGCTCCGCGTAAAAGCTAATAAGTCTATGATATGTCGTCAAGAAACACCCAAAAACACCATTTTTTAGCTATTTTGACTACTTTTCGTTTTAGGCGTTTTTAGCCTATTTTGCCCCCTTTTTACCCTTTTTCGACATTCAATGTATTTTTTACCTCAATTGCTTTTATAGTAGACTTCGCAAGTATTTCGATGATAGCTTCGAAAAAAACATAAATGGAGGGAAAATGGGCGAAACTAGGACGAAAGTCGAGAGAAGGAAGACTCTAGGATTTAGAGCATCTAAAGAAGTTTTGGCAGAATTGGCCAAAGATTCAGTACTTTCTGGAAAGAGAAAATATGCTTTAATACTTGAAGCAGTGAGAGATCTGGACATGGCAAAGATAGGATCTGTTAATTTAAAATACGGAATTAACGATAAAAGAAGTATTCCATTCCCACTAGAAATATACGAAGAGATAGTACATAAGTCTGGTAATCCAGAAGTATATCCTGCGAGTACTGTAATATCTGCTGCTCTTGTTAGTAAATATTACAAGGTGGTGAGAAATGTCTCTAAATAAATTTGAAAAAACGATATTAGATCTTTTTGAAGATCCTGTAATATCTAGTAAATATATCTCAGATGAGAACCTGTCAGATCCCGTTACAAACTTCTCAGGATTTATGGCCCTTATTACGGAAGCTGACCTACATAAAGACAAGCCTTTATTTGCGTGGGCTATGTCTTTAGGGGAGTCTGGATTCGGTAGACTCACTACCACTCTTTCTAAACACCTTAAAAATTTCACAAAGACACTTGAACTGGGAAGTTTAGAATCGGGATTTACAGTCTTAGAGAGCGTAATGCCGGATTTAGTTGCAGTGCGAGAATTTAAGGAAGTGGCCAGAGGTATGCCTAGTTGCTATGTTTTCAACACTACTAAACAAACACTTTCTCCACTATCTGCAGATAATTTCCTTGAGGCAAAGTCTCTAATTGACGGAGTTCCTCTAAAAGAGTTGAAGGCCCACGCCTTTGTTTTAGGAACTGTATTTTTCGATCCTAATGTTGGAGCAATAGTAGAAGAGGTTACTTCGGACGGATCTAATCTAAAGAAATTCAATACTTATATACCTCCTAAGTGGGAAATAGACGTAGAAGACTCCTATCCTGCTGAGATACCAGAGAAAATAGACAAGCTAATTAAGCATTTATTCCCTAGAGAAGATACTAGAGAATACTTTATGAATTGGGTATATCACGCTTTAACTAGCAGATGTCAGACTATGCTTATGTTGATTGGTGGTAAAGGGATTGGAAAAGGTATTCTACTTGAGGATGTTCTATTTAATCTATTTAAAGCTCCTGGGAAATCTTACGCTACTAAAGTTAAGAACTCCTTCTTAGATAAAGAATTTAACTCGGAAATGAAAGACAGAAGACTTTTATTAATGGACGAGATGGACATCCATGACGAGAAAAGAGCAGACGTTGTTAAGAACTACTTCAATGATAGAGTTAATATGGAGGATAAAGGTATTACTTCCGGCCTTCAGAATAACTGGGTTAGTTTCTGTCTGACTTCTAATCACTATGATAAGTCATCAGTTACTCCAGACGATAGAAGGTATTCTATCCTAGAATTGGGATCAACTCCACTTCTTGAAGTTATGAGTACCGAAGAATTAATACAGTTTAAGTCTGAAATGGGAGAAGTAGGCAGTCCTATGATAGCTCAGTTTGGGCAGTATGTCACTAGACACATGAAAAGAAACGTGAGCATAACTCCCAATACGGCTTGGAAGAAAGACGCTTTTTATGCGGCCTCTCTTAGTTTTAGAAAAGACTGGGAAGTTATAGTTTTAGATATTTTCGCTGAAATGAAATTTGGGGAGAGAGTAGGAGCTGACTATATAGCTAAGAGATGTGCGAAAGATACAGGATTTAAAGAGTTGGTAATGACGCATAAGACTATAGGAAGATTTATAGATAACTTTCTACTAGAGGGGAGTGTTAAATTAGCTACTTCTGCTTTGGAAACATCGTGGAACAGCACTTCGTATAGTGGAGGAGAGTCTTCTGGAGGTATGATTGGGAGGAGTTCTAATAAGACCAGGCCTAAAACATTCTTCAGGCCAACTAAAGAATTTTATACGAGTTTTTTATACAGACAGATAGTAGGGAAAGTATCTACAGAAGAGACTATAGGGGACGATGATTTATGAAAACTAATACGTATGGATACTGGAATATGGATGGCCTCATAGTAATTACAGAGGCCCTGTCTTTCAAGAAACCTAGAACTGTGGTTTACGACACCAAACTTAGAGTTGTTTCTGATATTAGCCCTAGAGTAGTACTAGAGGGACTGGCTTTCGCTAGGAACATTTCCTTTTCAGAAGCTAGAAGAACTCTCCCAGTACTGGGAACTGTAGTGAACTTCAAAGGCCAGGCCCCGATTAGAAATATAGAAATCGGTGGGACTGTAGTTAAAGAATTTAATATTTATAAGGAGGAGAAATAATGGACTCAACTATACAATTTTTATTAGACTGTGAGATTTCTATCTACGCACTATTAACACTATACATAATAGGAGCTTCTCAGTTTAATGTAGAACCTGGAAGCAAGCTAGACATTATAGGAACTACTATATTTGGTATTCTGTTTGCCTTGTCAACTGCAGCAGTACTTGTAAATGGAATAGTTAAGGGATTTTAAAGTGGTAGTCTTTTGTAAAAACTGCTCTTGCGAAATTACTGAAGACCTTAGAATTAAGTGTGGCATGACATCCAAAGGCAGACAACAGTATCGCCCAGTATGTAAGAAATGCCATTCGAGTAGGGTTAGGCACGATCAGAAAGAGATTTTAATGGATAAAAATCCAGGAGATTACTGGCAATGTCAGAGTTGCTGTTTAATTACTTGGAAGAAATATAACAAAACCGGATCTTGTAAAGGATGTGGAGAAAGCAATTTAGTGGACGGGAATGAAATTCCTTGCACTACATAAGGGATAGAGATGAAACAGATAGTCGAAGAGATACTCTTCTATGTAGGATTTTTCGGATTTTTTACGGCAGCAGTACTTATACTAAACTTTTTTAAAGGAAAACAATGAATAACTACGTTTGCAAATACGGCATGTATCACGACAAGCCGTCTACGAATAATGAGCCTAGCTCGAACAATGGATGGATCTACTCATCTTACGCTAATCAACTAGGACTTCCGACAAATAGGCAGTTATTATTTGAAACTTACAAGGGATGTTTGGAAATTCCTTCTAACTATGAGCAACTTAATAGACTACCAGGTATGCAAGAGCCTCCTATGTCCAGAGATGAAATTATAGGAATGGTGAGTTTAGGATTTCTACATTGGAAATGGCTAGATCACTTCGACTGGAGATTTTACGGATATAGCCAAACTAAATATCCTTTAATACATCAGCTTAAAGAAGTTTGGAGTTTGAAGGGGAAGCATAGAAACCATGTTTGGCAGAATAAAATACTTCCTGCTTACCCAATAGTTTTCAGACTTTTCTGGCACGACAGATATTATGTTAAATCTGTCTCTGGCCAGGACACAAGTATATTTGAGACTTTCATGTTTTATCTATATGTAATAAGTACAGTGTCCCAAGACAATACTAGCGCTAAAAACATATTGTGGTTACAGTTGAAAGACTTAGACAGCAAGTTTTGGATTAGGTTTATTAATAGAGAAGAAAACTTCTTAGAGTACTTTGGCCCAGAACATATATTTAATAGGGATATTTAGAAATGAGTGAGACTACTAACGAAGCGGCAATTTACACCGCAATGAAACATTTAAAGTCGGAAGAGAAAGTTTCTATTCTTGAGGCAAAGGTTTCTGAATTACAGAAAGAGAATGATCTTCTTAGAAAGTCTTTGAGACTGCCTTCTAAAGTCAGGATGTCTATAAGTACTGCTTTAGACAGGGACATAGAAGAGTTGGTAGTTAAAAGATATGCCATAGTTAATGAATTAGAAAGCCTGAAGAAGATCTACCCTGGATTTAGATGTAGAAAAAAGTCCGCTGCTATAGCAGCTTTGACTACAAAAATAAAAACTCTAAAAAACAATTACAAGTACCTTAAAGGATATAGCCTATGAGCAGTTATGTTGAGAAATGCGAGAAACTCTATCAGGATTTTCAAGTAATGAAGAAAGCTTTGGACATTGTAAATGTACTGGAGTTTGATATTGGAAATTCTAGAGAGTATGTTAAGGATGTGGAGGCAATGCGATCTATAGTCCGTACTGCCCTGGCAGTGGTAGATTTAACCGGAGGTGACATATCGCACAATTATTTAAAGAAGTAGCTAATTTAAGAAAAGATCTTAAGAAGTATAATAAGAATCACGACAGTATATTCAAAGTAGTTCCCTGTGCTAATGTAGAATGTGAGAACTTCGAATCTGTAGGAAAGAACAATTGCAACAGATATAAGAATGTTAAAAACTGCGATGATGTTATTGTAGAAGAATAGGTAGGTTTTATGTCGGGAATAGAATGTAGAATTTGTGGAGAAACTGGGGATGTTCGTGAGTGCGTAGCTGGCCACAGAAATACCAACACAGTTAAAAAAGCAAGACTTTTTGAAGAGTTACAGAAAAGACTAGCAGAAGCAGAGAAGGTTATTGAGTTCTATGCTGAAATGGGTGATTTGTTCGAACAGTATGGCTTGTGTGATGATTTTAGTTGTGTAGATATAGCTGCAAACATAGGCGTAGATGTTGTCGGCAAGAGAGCTAGACAATACAAACATAAGTATATGGATAATAAAGCCTAGTAAGGCAAAGGAGAAAGAATGAGTAAAGGAATGTTGCACTTTTTGGAAGTCGATTTTCAAAGAATGAACTATTCAGATTTTATAGACTCTCTAATTGAAAACGGCGCACCTGTAAGATACGACACTTTAATAAAAAAAGAAGATTTAAATCATATGGACATTGAAATATATGGAAATTTAGAAGTGCATCTAGACATAAAAGGTGACGCGACTTACGTCTGGTGATTAACTAACCGTTATGCGGTGATGGAGAATGAAATGAGCATGGAAAACTTAGATAAAATGTATCTCGAATATTCAAATATAACTGAGGCTAAAACAGCTAAAGAAATAAAACTGGAAAATATAATTATTAATATGAAAGAGTTGTATCAATTACAACGTGAGAAGATTGAAAGATTGGAGATGGTGTTGAGAGAAAGTGTGAGGGAATTATGACTAACGAAGAGGCTAATAAGATTATTGCTGAGTATATAGAAAATAAAGCCTAGTAAGGCAATGGAGAATGGATGAGTAGTTTTTATGAAAAATATAACTGTGTTGAAGATTTTTTAGAAGAGTGGGGGGTTCCCGATGCACGTAATATACCAGTTAGCTACGCTCATGATATTGATGAAAAGAAATGCTATTTAGATATAGTTCAACCTAGAAAACAAAGATTTGCTGAAATAGAAATTGATTGCGTCGGCAATATGCAGCTATTAAACAAGTGGGCTGGTTTGCCGTACATAATAGCAACGGTCTTAGAGATTAAATAAAATATTAAAGCCTAGTAAGGCACTGGAGAAAGAAATGAAAATTAAACACATATTTACACGTTACGTATTAAAAGAAGTTGATGGTGACGTACTTCGTGGAGCTAATCTTCGTGAAGCTGATCTTCGTGGAGCTAATCTTCGTGAAGCTGATCTTCGTGAAGCTAATCTTCGTGAAGCTGATCTTTATGAAGCTGATCTTCGTGAAGCTGATCTTCGTGGAGCTAATCTTCGTGGAGCTGATCTTCGTGAAGCTAATCTTCGTGAAGCTGATCTTCGTGAAGCTGATCTTCGTGAAGCTGATCTTTATGAAGCTGATCTTTATGAAGCTGATCTTCGTGGAGCTGATCTTCGTGGAGCTAATCTTCGTGGAGCTGATCTTCGTGAAGCTGATCTTCGTGAAGCTGATCTTCGTGAAGCTGATCTTCGTGAAGCTAAGTTTGATGCTAGACAGATAGCTATATTAGAGTTTGATGCAAAGATTAATTAAAGCCTAGTAAGGCACTGGAGAAACAATGAAAAAATTAGTAACAGTAGTAGAAACAAACGAATCAGCCTTTGAAAGCTTAATGGGCGAGCAATTGACAATCTTTTGTCTTAACTATATTTATCATGGAGAGTTGATAGGAGTTAATGAGCAAAATATATTGATTAAGAATCCAAAGATAGTTTATGAAACAGGTAAATTTTCAGATAGTGGATTTAAAGACGCACAATCTCTCGGTTGCGAAGAGTTTTTTATCCAAACGGGAGCTATAGAATCTTTTGGTGTAATGAGCAATAAAAATGATTAGAGGTAAAGGGTATGGAAAAGCTGGGTCTGGTTCTGGTTCTGTTTCTGGTTCTTGGTCTGGGTCTGGTTCTGTTTCTGTTTCTGGTTCTTGGTCTAGGTCTGGGGCTGGGGCTTGGTCTAGGTCTGGGGCTGGTTCTGGTTCTTGGTCTAGGTCTGGGTCTGGGGCTGGTTCTAGATCTCGATCTCGATTAAATAAAACATAAAAAAAGGGAGAAATATAGATGAGTAAGATGGTTAACGATCTTAAAATAAAATCCGCGCATGACCTTTCTATCAATAGTCTTGTGTTTAAAGTCCCCACTGACAACGGTCTTCCTGCTGTTTTCAATCCTCAGAAAGTAATTGATATTAAATTTTTATTCGACAAAGCTCAAAGCGATAAAATCCTTCAGCTTGCCGAGCTCCCAAACAGCACGAGAAAAGAAGTTGCAAGGGGAACTATCAAAATGCCTCCCAACTCTCCGATGTGTAATAAGGTAGGATCTTTTATTCAAACTAATCATTTTACTCAGAATGGAGGACTAACTTCTACCTTTTGCAGAACTTTGACCTGCGCACTTTCTCATGGCCTTATTGTTCCTGGCCCAATTATTAGAAGATTAACTCCTATTGAGTGTGAAAGGCTTCAAGGATATCCAGACAATATGACTAAATTTGGAAAGAATCCCCACGGTGGGAAATATGAAATAACTGCTAGGCAGAGATACAAAATGTGCGGAAATGGTATCTCTTCTCCAGTGGCCAAGACCATTATTGAAAGTTTCATTGGGCCAGGAGAGATTAGAGTCATGTCTACTTTCTCCGGTTGTGGAGGAACAGAAGCTCTTCTAGATCCAAGGTTTAAAGTCATAGGCCACAGTGAAATCGACAAACATGCAAGTGCAGTTTTAGATTACAATCATCCAAACATTCCTAATTTTGGAGACATAACTGCAATTGACTCATCTACTCTACCACCTTTTGATCTATTTCTCGGAGGATTCCCTTGCCCAAGCTACTCAATAGCAGGAAATCGAGAAGGAATGAAAGATCCTAGAGGAAAACTAATCTTCCATGTTTTTAGAATATTGGAAGAAACCAGGCCTGAGTTTTTTATCTTAGAAAATGTTAAGGGACTTTTATCCCACGAGAAAGGTGAGAGCCTTTTATTCATCCTCAGAGAATTAAGTAAGTTAGGTTACTCAACTACCTTCGAATTAGTCAATTCTCTCAACTTTGGACTAACCCATTCACGAGAAAGAGTCTTTATTCTAGGAAAATTAGAAGATCAGACCGTTTTAGACGAACTCTAGGCCACCTCCCAGACTACTAATTTGCCATGCGTCTAGTCAAGCACAGGGCTTCTGGGAGTTATCTGGGCTTCTCATTGAGATTTTTATCCTTTATACATATTCGACGGGGCCACTACGCCGAACGTGTCGGATACGACAAATGAAGACTTGGTAACGTCTGAGTGGGATGGATATTAAAAGTAATGGTAGCCTGCCGCAACTGACCAATAAAAACGGAGGT